ACGCCCGCCATAGGCTCACTCCTTGTTCACAAAAATGCACGCGCCGCAGACCAGCAATGCCAGCAGCGCCAGCAGCACAATCACAGTCATCATTTGTCCTGCTCCTTCTTGTCCACCATCTCTACCGGGTCAAACGGATCGTCGAACGTCAGCCGCAGCCCGATCTTCTCGTAAACCTCGTCGATTGCGCCGCGGACGGTCAGCTGGCCGTTCGGCGACATCTCCCTGTCGATGTCGGTCAGCACGTCGTAGCAGCGCTTCTGCCCATACCCGTAGCGGCGATTCAGAACCAGACAGACCGCCGCGAAGGTCATTTTAATCGTGTGGGCCTGCGCCTCCTTGAAGCCCAGACGGTAACCCTTGTCAAAGGCGAGGTCGCGGACTTCGTCCTTCGAGAGCACGCTGTTTTTCTGTCGGTGCGGCTGCCCTCTCACGAATGCCACCCCCTCTGCGGCGGCGTTTCCTGCGTCTTATCCCATAGTGCCACCAGCTCCCGGTGCTTTTCACAGGAGCAGAGATTTTCGTTGTAGGGGGAGTTTCTCCACCCGGATGGCAGGAGCCAGCCGATGCCGTTCCCGCCCCATTCCGCAAACTTCACCGCGCCGCAGATGTCGCACTGCACGGCGGGACGATTGATGATGCTCATTCTGTTGTTTCCTTTCTTGCCCCTCTTTGTCGGGTCATACGGGCGGCGGCAGGTCGCTTCTGCCCGTTTGCGCAGCTCGCGGATTGTGGCTTCCGGGTCGAGTCCACCCATGCTGAACAGCTTAAACTGCGGGGAGTGGATGAAGCGTTCCAGCGCGTCCACTTCCTGCTGCGCGGTTTTGTTCCCCGGCGATTCCAGCAGGGCACGATACCAAGTGCGGTAGTCCCGCCCCGCCTGCTCCAGCACAGCCTCACATAGGCGGATGCAGCCTTCCATGCTCAACGCATCGCTCACTTGAAATGCGCCCCCGTCTGCTTGTCCACCAAGTGCAGCCGCCCCGACAGTCTGAAACCAGCCAGATCAATCAGCACCAGCACCGCATGGCACAGCCGCGCCACATCGTGCTGCCGATCGGCAGCCTCCATCGCGTCCATGCGCTGGAATTCCTCGTGCATCATGGCGCGAAAATCTTCCTCAAAGTTCTGTTCGCTCGGTTCCTTCATTGATTAGTCCTCCTTAAAAGGGAACGTCGTCGTTCGGCACGGGCGTGAAATCCATCAGCGTCTGGGGATTCTGCCCGACCTTTTCAACCGTCAGCACCCGGCTGCGGTTCTTGCCGATGCGCCGCATACTGATGCGGACGTCATTTTTCTGTAGCAGCGGCTCCACAAACCGTTGCAGTTCCTTCCCGAATTCGTTAGACCTCATCATGGCGATGGGAACCTCGGAAACCTCGCACGCTTCCGCCTGAAGCTCTCCGACAGTGCCCTGCCATTGGCCGTGCTTCTCGGCCACCGCGATAACCCCACGCACGACGGCGGAATTGCGGTACGCCTGCTCATCCTGATAGCTGGCGCTGTCGCAGGATACCAGCTCCCACGCGCCGCCGTTGAAGCGAACCACGAAGTCCTGTGCTTCAAAATCGCGGCTGCTGGTTTTCAAGATGCTTGTCTCTTCGCCGCGCTTGCCCGCCAGCGCCATCACCGCGTCGCACACGCCGGTCAAGCCCATCGAGCCGCTGATGCGCTCGAAGTAGTCGTCGTTATTGCCGGTGTCTTTGCGCAGATGGTGAACTACGACAACGGACAGCTTGTTCTCCATGGCGAACGCCTGAAGATCGCCGAAGATGCGCGTGTCGCTCTCGTAGGCGTTCTCGCCCTTCCGCGACCCGCTCTTCACGCGCCCCAGCGTGTCGATGATTATCATCGACGGATGCTCTACCTGCGAAGCCCACGCTTTCAGCTGCTCCATCAGCCCAGCGTCAAGGCGCTCCGATTTGTGCGCGAAGTACAGGTTCTCCGGCGCGGGCCCGACGATGAGCTTGCTCAGGCGGTCTTGTACGCGGTAGGCTTTGGATTCGAGGTCGAGGTACAGCACCGCGCCTTTCGACGTCGCCATCCCCAGAAACGGCTCGCCGGACGCGATGCACAGCGCCATCTTCAGCGCCATCCAGCTCTTGCCGCGCTTCGGCGCGCCCGCCAGCACCGTCAGTCCCGCAGGGATCAGGTTGTTGATGATGATGGGCGGACGTTCAATGGTTCGCCCGTACAGGCTCGCCGCCGAGTAAAACTCCAGCTTCGGCGGTTCCGACGGAGGCGGCGTGGACGCTGGCAGCGCCTGCGGCAGAGGTACAGCCTGCCGCGCACGGGCTTCCGGCGGAGGTCTGCGCCCCTGTTCCGCCAGCGCCGCTATCGCCGGGTCTTCCGCCATCAGCGCCTCCAGCGCTTGGCGCTCTTCGTCTCTCACATTGTTTCTCCTCCCGATATTCCAGCGCCAAGTCCTCAAGCGTGGCTGACCACAGCCAGTCAAGGCGCTCGTTCGCGGCCGTCCGCGCTTGCAGGGCGGTAATAAACTCCTTGCTGTCCCATGCGCTCTCCGGGTGCGCGTCGTACTTTCCCAGAATCGCGTTCGCCCGGTGAACGGCGCTGCACAGCTTCGACCATTCCGCGCTCCGCCGGACTTCCAGCGCCCGTTCGAGGTCGAAGGCTGTGGGTTTTCGCTCCTTCGGCGGCGTCCAATGGTCATCCACCCGGATGCCGAAATCCTCCGCAAGCCGCAGCGCCGCGTCCTTCGCGCTCAGGCCGAACATCTCCTGATACAGGCGCACCGCATCGCCGCCCTTGTGGCAGCCGAAGCAGTACCATGTGCCCTCATCGTAGATGCACAGCGACGCGGTTTTCTCGCCGTGCAGCGGACAGCACGCCCAGTGCTTGGAACCGTTCTTTTTTAGCTTCAGTCCCAGACGCTCCGCCGCTTCCAACGCCGTAATCTGCCGGACTTGCGCAAATACGCTCAACGTACATCACTCCCGGTGCGGCTTGCTCCGCACAGCAACCCATGCGGAGCAAGCGCTTTTTATTAAGTTTATGTAATCACATAAAACTCGTTCCTGCAAGAGGGGAGGCGCATATCCTTCCTACCTGTCGATTTCTCCACCCGGAAATTCAACCGTCAGGCAAGCGGCGCGAAATCGTCCTGCGAAGCGTCGTTCTGCTCGGCGAAAGCGGCCTGCACCTCGGCGGCAGCGTCCGCATCCACCACGGTCGCGGTGGGCTTCGCAGCTTCCTGCTGTACGTCGGCGGGCGCGTCGTCCGCGGTCACGCCCACGCGCTGGGCGGAGCTGTTCAGAGCTTCCGAATAGGCACGCATGGCCGCGGCTTCCACGCCATCCAGAATGCCGACCGCTTCAAAAATCGGGGTGGAGTACGCCACGCCGTCCTTGTTCTGCGCGCTCTTCAGGCTGATGCGCGTCATGACGTTGGCCATCTTCTTGCGGCCCAGCATGACCTTCGTGCGGTAGCTGTCGTAGGCGGACAGCGCGGTCGGGGGCAGGGTCAGCACCATCGGGAAGATGTCTCCGCGGCGCATGATGTACAGGCGGCGCATGTTCTTACAGGCTTTCCCACGCCCCTCGCCGCCCTTGGCCGAACCGAAAGCATTGCAAGGGCAGCTCGCGCACTCCACGCACTCGCCGGTCTCCGTCACCGTGCCGTACACGCCGTCGATGGACGAGCAGTCCGGCACTTTGCTGTCCCCGCTCCCGAAGGGCTTGCTCCACAGACCGTTGGACTTGTGGGAGAGCATAATCACGCCCTCGATGGTCTGCGCGGGCACAGCTTCCTCTTCGCCCGGCTCAAATACCTGAAAGATGTTCACGCCGCCCGCGGCGATTTTGATGCGCCCATAGGGGACGCGATCCATGTCGGACAGCTCCTCGCGGATGGCGGCGAGGTCTTCCGCGCTGGGGACGATGGGCAGCAGATTGCTGTGGTCAATGACCGCCAGCTGATTCATTTTCGTAGCCATTGGTTATTCCTCCTCGTTATCGGGTTCGTCGTTGTCGTCGTTGTGCGCAAGGGATTCCAGCGGCGTAATGGTCGCGCTCTGACCCTCGTACATGGACAGCTGCGTCACGACGTTCTGCATGGCGGCGGCCATCTTGAGCGCGGCGTCCGCCACCTGCACCGACGCGGAATATACGCGGTCGCAGGTGCCGACAAAGGTGTCGCGTTCGCCCTCGGACATGGCTTCCAGCGCATCGGCGACGGCCTTCTTCGCGCCGGTGGTGCTGGATGCGACGGACAGGAAGCGCTCGGCCATGATGCCGTAGCCCTCCTGCGGGGTGCGCACGGCGGGAAGCTCGTCATTCAGGCGCGCCTCATTGAAAAGAGAATCCACGAAGTTCAAAACCTTGTTATCTGCCAGCATGAGCCTCATCCTTTCTCACTTCGCAACCTTGCGGTCGGTGATGGTGGTCTTTTCGTACACGCTGACGGGCAGAATGCTGTACTCCGGCGGCAGGCAGCCCTCTTCGTCGGCGGCTTCCTCCAGCGCCTTGGTCAGCGTGCGGTCATCCACCTTTTCTACAATCAGGTCGCCCAGCCCCAGCGTGCGCAGGGCGGCAAATGCCTCGTCGCGCTGATCCTTGCGGATGGAGTAGAAGGGCTTCACCTTGATTCCATAGCGCCGACCGGCGACATCCACGGTGAAGCCGGACGGGTCGTCCAGACCGGCGGCATCCGCCAAATCCAGCATGGACGCGATGATTTCCTTCTCCGCCTGCTCAATCTGGGCATTGCAGGACTTCAGGTTCTCGGCAATCTCGTTTTTCAGTTTCTTCAGCTGCGCCAGCGCACCGATGCGCTCGGTCAGGGTGCTCATGTGTCTCATCCTTTCCTATTTATAAGCGGTAACAGAGTGGCGACGATTCACGCGGTGGGCGACCGCGCATGGCAATGGTAAATCACGGGATGCGCTCTCCTTTCAGCTCGCGCTCGATGTCCGTGTAGCAGGCAACGAGCAGGTCGTTGCAGAATGCGTCGTTCTCAAAATGCTGGCTGATGGCGCTCATTTCCTTGCAGCAGGCTTCCCACCACTCGACGGTGTTCACGGGGTGCTGGTACTTCTGGCGGAATACGAACACCACGCGGAAGATTTCGCGGGTACGCGGGGCCATGGGCGGGAGCTTGGGCATCTGGTTCTGCATGGCTTCATTCCTCCTCGTCCTCTTCGGCAATCCTGCGCCACTGCCGCAGCATCTGTTCCTCCCGGTCGTGAGGGGCGGACATGAACTCGGTCATGTAGAGCTTGCCCTCGCTGTCGGGCGAGATGTCGAGCACCGCGCTGTAGGGAACGCCCGCCTGATTCACGAACTGCGTCAGCACCCAGTCGGGCGTTTTGGAGCGGTCCGACAGGCGATACCATACGCGGAGAGCCTTGATGTGTCTGTCCCCCTGAAAAGTGTGGTACTCCTTCGCAAGCCGCGACACCCAGCGTGGGATTGTGCCGGAAATCACAAGCCGCTCCTTCATGGTTCCACCTCCGGGATTTCCGGCAGTTGCACCCAGTAGCGCGCCGAACCGTCGCGCCAGAAGTTGCTGCGCGGGTCATACCGCTCGTGCGTGATGTAATACTTGTCGGGCGCGAACTCGTAGCGGCACAGCGCCACGACCAGCGCGCCTTTCTCCGGCAGCCGCTCGGAGACGGGAATCCATTTGTCGAGCATTGTCACACACCTCCGAGGTTTTCCAGCGCTTCCAGCCCCAAAAGAAGCAGGATGGACAGGACGCTGTTAATTACAGCCCCGATAATAAAGGCCAGCGTTCCGCAGCGGTGTTCGTCCTTCGCGAGCACCAGCCCAGCGACAAACAGCCCGGTAATCGTCCCAAGCAGTACAGCCTTGGGCAGTGTGACCATTTCCATCAGCTTTTCACCTCATTTCCCGCTTGTAAACCCGCCACAGCTTGCGAAAAGTACGCATCCAGATAGCGCTACCGCCGTACAGTATCATGCAGTACCGTTCCCATTGCGCTTTGATGGTGCATTGCTCCAATTCTGTGAGGGTTCCTGCGGCATAAGAAGCATCCACCGCCACCCGCCCGAATACCGTTGTGGTTCTGCCACGTTTCAGCGCACGCATATAGAACTCCCGACACCACTCGCCAAAGCCAAGCGTTTCTTTCTGCTCCATCAGCTTTCTGTCTCCTTTTCCAAGAATCCCATCTGCCCATCAAGCGGCTTCTCCTGCCGTTTCGCACGGGGGAGGCGCTTGATGAGCGGCACATGGTCAGCGGCAATCGGCTTCCCGTACAGCCCACAAGCCGTCCAGCGCTTCGCCCAGTCCGTCGCCGCCGAAAAGCTCACGCCGTATGCAGCGCACTTGTACCGCGTGCAGCTTGATGTTGCGTAGGCACAGAGATTCGAGCAGTCCGCGCACCTATGCGCAGCGTCTTGCCCGTATTCGCGGTGCATAGCAACGATTTTTCGGTTGGCCATCAGCCGACCTCCCACGGCGTGTTCGCCATTTCTTCCGGCGTGGGCTTGCGCAGCCAGCAGCGCCACGTCTCGCCGTAGGTGTAATCGGCGTACCATGTGCGTCCGTAGTCGAAATATATGCGTTGGCTTTTACCTTCCCAGTACGTTACAATTCGCGCACGGACGCACGGCTCGTCGCCTCCGTTGTTATCTTCAATCCATACGCGCGTTCCTTCGCTTACCGCAAGCTCTGCAAGGGACAGTACACGATTTTTATTATCGTTCATCTTCGTCCTCCCACGGCGTGTTTTTCCGCTCGTTTTTCGTCGGCTTGCGCTTCCAGCACCGCCAAATGCTTCCATAGTCTTTCTCGTTTTGTTTACCCCCACCGCCAATGCCAGAAAATTCGAATAATATTTTCGAGCCATCCATCTCCAAGTCGGTAACGATGGCATATCCTTCATAGTCCTCTCTATATTCCAAATACATCACAGTTTCTTGCTCTGTGTTGCAGTCGTCATATGCAGTTACCAACACTTCATCCAGCGTCAGCACCCGGTTTGGCCCTTGCCAGCGCGACATTGCTGCTATGTAAGCACCGACTTTCGTGTGCTTCGCAGGGCTGTGGATGCCACACAACGGA